GAAAACTGTCTTCTTCATTAATTTTTTTTTGAGCACTTTCATCAATTTTTTCAACACGTTTTTTCATGTTTTCAAAAGTGCCTACTGCATCATTCCAATCATCGGTATAATAAAATCCGGGTTCATGCGGTTTGCCATTTTTAAAAAATCTAACAGTAAATTCTCCATCTTCATTTTTCTTTTTGGTTAAACTTACTCTTTCACCTTTTGAATTTTCTTTTGATGTATATGAATTCTGTGATTCATTAATGCTTTCTCGTAATTTTTTAAGATTTAACCTTGATAAATCTGGTCTCGTTGCTTCAGGATTAGATATTTTGCCTATATGTTTGCCAACATAAACTTTACCGCCAGTTGATGGTCTATTTAATTGCGAACCCCATTTTTTGACATTTTCTGTTTTTTTAATTTTCCCATCAGCAGTTACATGTATTAATTTAACATCATATGTTATATCCATTTCGCCTCTGCGTTCGGTGGGTTCTTTATCACTCTTAACCACAACATGTAATTGAATATCACCATTTGAGGGCAATCCTGCTATAAATACAGACCCAACAGGTAATCTGTGATTTTCTAACTTAGTTTCTTTTTCAGTAATTATAGCGGTTTCTTTTAGAAATCTTTGGTACTTTTGTTCAATAGTTTCTGAAATTTCGTTGTTTGCTGATAGAGGGTTGTCACCATATCTTGCTTGCACATAATCCTGTTTGAATTTTCTTAGAGAACCCCGATCAATGTTCATACCCTTTATGGAAACAGTGGTCTGATTATTCAAAGGGTTGCCGTGTCCATAATCGAAATGTTCATTTACACCCAAATCCAATAATTTAAATAATTTTTCGTCTGCTTCCTGAATTGTAAGTCCTCTATCAACTAGTTCGTTACTTAATGCTTCAAATACTACAGGCCAATTTTGTGAAGGCGTGTTTACAAATTTTTCATATGAATTAGCTTCCCAATCATTCATACCAAAATGTGGTTGAAAATCATCGCCATAATCATATGCAGTTTGTGGTTCCGCATAATCTTCATCAGATATGGGTTCTGCAACCATTGCAGCATTGACGGGCATAGCAGCATCACAATCACACGTATCAGTACAACCACATGGCAATTCCTGTTCTGCATAATCAACAACACCGGCCAATTGAAGCATATATTTCAAATCAGCAGCATTTGTTGCAGAATATGAATGATTTTCAGTTCTCTGGCCGCCCACTTCGTCAAAAATTTTATTAACGTTTAGAGTATAATTTTCCTGATTAGCCATTAGTTTTTCCTTTGTATTTTTTTCTAACTTTCTGAAGTGCGGGGGTGGTTAGTGCTACTTCAAGTTCTTTTACAACGTCTTTATATTCTAAATATGGTGTTGATCTAGTTCTAGTAGAATGTAGATTACCCCAACAACTCATTATATCTTTAAGAGCTTTTTCCTCATCTGTTGGTTTAGCATTTGACTTGGCACCACTTGCGGGTTTTACCAATACAGCACCATCTATATCTTTGTTAAAATCTGATTTATACCCATCCACTTTTTCCGGTTTAAAAGTTTTTACCCACGCAAATAATCCCTGCGAAGAAGGATACATTTTACTGGGGCGGCCAGCTTCTGTTTTTGCCAAATAATCCTTAAAAGTTTCTACTTGTGTTTGCCCTGCTAGTAATTCCTGTGGTATATGTGTTTCATATTCATTATAATTTGGATTAGTCGTTAATAAACTACCTCTTACATATTTTTTCTTAGCAGCTTCTTCTTCAATTTCCTGTTCTAAATTAATTTGATCAGTTAATTGTTCCATGCCCTCAAATTGATTGCGCACCACCACTTGTCGCTGCGCAATATTCCATAATACAGCTAATTCGTTGGTTAATACATAAGAGCTTACTGGTATATCTAAAACTACATCCACAATAAACACTTCGCTTGCATCAACGCCGCCGAAATCAAGTGGGTTTTTTTGTATTATTGTTTTCGTGATCTTACCAATTTCTAAAACTCTATATTTTTTTAAGAAAGTAGATAATTTTTCATACATATCGTTTGTAATCGGAACAATTGTTTTTATTCTTAACGGATATTCGCAATGTGTTTCTACTAGAAGCTTTTTAAAATCAGTCATTTTATATCCTTAAAAAGGTTTTATTTTATTTATCAAATATGAAGTAAACCAAATTTAATTATTCTCTAGGGCTGTACCAGGGGTCCAAAATTACAAAAATACCATTTGATCTTTTCATCACATTAGATTGGCTGTACGTCAAATCCTCATAACATTTTGAGGGTCTATTTTTGTTAACATCTAATAAAGTATCAAAAAACGTTTTATATTCCGGAACATGGTCAAACTGTTTAGGAAATTCATATTCCTCTTCGTCTTTATTTTTCAAAACATGATATGGTTTAGCGGGCAATGATACTAATGGATGATTTGAGTGGTCAATTAAAATTTTTGCTGCTTTATATTCTTTTTCAGTAAGACGTATTAATTCTTCCATTCTCACTACATAAAAGTTTTCATTGAATTTTCGTAATAATTTTGTTTTGAATTTTGGTAGGTGCGGATTATTTTGATTTTTCAAACAATATTCTACAAATTTATAATAACAGTGATCTCCATCAAGCACTACCTTAACAATATAACCAGACGGATGCCGATAAGCATACCCATACGATCCGCTACCAACATGAACATATCCCGCATCTGTAAATAATTGACGAATAGATTTTTCTTTAGATATTACGTCCTGCGTTATTTTTTTATATCCAGTTAATTCGGTTATTATTTCATCGTATTTCATTTATTTGTCTTTCAATAAATTTTTAAGTAGTTCGTTTCTATTCATTAGAATACTGTCATCATCCAATACTTCTGCGCCAGATCCTGCACGTTTTTCTTCAAGTTCTATTTTACGTCGCAATAAATCAATTTTTTCATCTTGTTGTTTTAATCTATAATACTCCAATTTCTTTTTAAGTTTGGTATTTTCACTATCCATAGCTATTCCCAATGCAGCCACAGCAGGTTCCAAAAAATTAGAAGCATATTTACTGTCAGCATTGAAACCTGCATCCAGCATGTCCTTGTATGCGGATAATGCTTTGTCTCGGATTTCATCAATACCGCCGTCATCTAATGCCACACTTTGTAGATTTAGTGAATGCAACATCTGTTTGAGGTTTGTAACATCCATCATTTTTTCTTGAATTGATTTTTCCTCAACGGGGGCATCGGTAATAGTTTCTGCATCATCAGAAAGAGCAGACATAACCTCTTCCATACTTGGTAAATTCAAAGTTTCCTCAATCTGCTTCGTCATATTATTTCCTAAATAACTGTTCTTCCGTCATTATTCTAAATGTTATACCAGCTTTCTTACAAAAAGCTTGGGCAGCTTGCCACTTAACAGTATTTAATGCTACAGAAAGTTTATCTTTTTTGGATTTTGCTTTTTCTAAAAGTGTTTCCTTAAGTGGTTTAATCTCAATTATTTCTACATGGATTTTATTGGTTTTATCTATATATTTAACAAAAAAATCAGGTACATAAATTGTATCTTTGTTAGTAAAAGGATTACGATATGGTATTTGCAAACTTTCACTAGCCCATTCCGTAATATTGGGGTGTATATCAAACTTTTGCATTAACCCCAATTCCCAACTGCTTCTATATATTATGGGATATTTGCCTATATATTTTTTTGGATTTTTGGGTTCGTATTGCCCACTAGTATATCTACTCATCTAAAAATTCCATTAATACGGCTAATTAATCTATTCTGTATATTTTGTCCAATGCCTCGCACAACATTGCCTGCTATTTTACCGGGCATACCAGTCGCACTTGAGCGTTCTAATGTTTGTATTGTATTTACACCCAAATTAATATTTGAAACAGCATTATTTAACTCAATATTGCCGCGTAATTCGGGATTATTACTAAAAGCTACTTGGATACCGTTGCCTATTGCATTAGTGTAACTTGGATTATTATTCTCCTGAGAAACCGAATATACAGGTTGCCTGGTATCAGCGAAGGCATTAACCGTGTTGTTGGTTATGTGTTGTCCCTGAGCCTGTGTTTTTAATGTTGTGTTTAATGTAGGATTTTGAACAAATCCAGGGAAAAACACATCATTAAAATCTCCTAAATCTAACCCGTAATCACTTGCCAACGATTGATTAATTGGTTGATTATCCGCTTCAAAAATAATACCCTCATACGCAAATCTTATTCTAATCATTTGTGGTGAAGTATTATCTGAATAATCTTCATCGTCATAATTAAAACTTTGAATTTTGGGATTAATAAGAGTAAATTTGTTAAATCTGCCAGCGCCAAATTGATAAAATTCAATATCACTAAAAAAATAAGCATTATTTCCGTTGGTGTTGGGTGCATTAAAGCCAAAATCTAAATCACCCTGCGCAGTTTGAAACCGTGAAGCTATCACATCATAATTCCAAGAAGTTCTAGTACCAAAAAAATCACCATAATAATATTGGCAATATTCTTTAAACATTTGAACTACTCTTTGGTCATACGTATCATAAAACGTAACTTCAATGGGCTCGTATTCTATTCCGGTTTGAATAACTCTTTTCTTATTATATTGATTAAGCGTTTCTGTTTTAAATGCAATATTTGGCCTAGTGGCTGATTTAATTAAAAAACTAACACCGGTCGTCCAATCTCCATATCTAGTTACGCCGCCCTGCCCGATCGGCCTATTAAAGTTAACCGTAAATAAGAATTTGGGTCTTGGTAGACGATCCAAATTAGCATCTTTCATACCCCACATTCTAGCCGCTGTTCTAGAATCTCTAAAAATAGTCGAAGGTTCTGCGGCAGTAGTTGGCAATACGTTGGTTAATGTTCTTAAAACGTCACTAAATAATGGCATTGTTATCCTTTTATTAATGTTAATATTTATATTTTAGAAATATTATACATATTTAATTATTGATTGGTTTATCAT